AAAAACAGCTCGATGATTTTGCGCGTGCCGTTGTAAATTTTTCACCTCAAGGCATCCAAAAACGAGCCAAAGAACTAAGCAATACATTGGCCGGATCTGCCGCCCAAGCTGATGCGCTTGGTATTGCACTAGCCAATGTAGGCTTGAAAAGCGGGGGATTCAAAGATCAAGTTGCAGAAGTAAGGAATTACGCTCTAGCTTTAGAAGCCGCCAACCGCAATACTGAACGTTTAACCACAATCAGTCGATCCGTCCAGCGTGGAGCAAGACTAGAAACCATTGCGGAACGTTTTGGAACTACACCCGAAGCCGTCGAACAGCGTGTAAACAATATTCGTGACATTAGGTATAAAAAACAGCGTCAAGCTGCAGCAGAAGAATATATGCAACAAAAACGAAGCGAAGATTTTGAACTTCGTTTAAGTAAAATCCGTGAAAAGCGTGCACAAGCAAAGCAAACACAAGGCCGTCAAAAAGAAGCACTGTCTAATGCCATCATTGGTGGCGCTTTCCCCCTTCTTTTTGGTCAGGGTATTGGTGCTGCTGTTGGCGGCGGTTTAGGCGGTGCTGCGGGCGGTCTGCTAGGAGGCCAAATGGGTTTTGGATTATCCCTTGTTGGGACAGCTTTAGGTCAACAGCTAGATACAGCTAGCAAAGTTGCTACAGACTTTGCGAAGTCATTAAAAGAGGGGGGAGATGCGGTCGCATTTTTAAATGAAAATTTAAGCGGTGTATCGCCTGAAACTTTAAAACTTATAAGTAATTTACAGCAGTCGGGTCAGACCGCTGAAGCTGCAAAAGTCGCCTTTAATGAGTTAGCTAAAGCTATCGGTAAAGATAATGCCGCTGCTTTACAAAAAGCAGGCGAAGATACAAATAAGTATAAAGGAGTTATAGATAGACTTGCACTAGCTTTTATTGCCGCTGGATATAGAGCCAATGAATTTTTTGATCGCATTGCAAAAAATCCTTTAAACGAGCAAAAAACTTTTACCGACAAAGCACTGGAAAATCTTTTCCCTGGTGCTGCGGGTCCTACAAAAGCACAAACGCAAGATGCAACACAACGCGTAAAGCTTCTTTCACAAGAAACTGATATTTTAAGAACACAAGCGACATTAAGCACATTAAGCACTAAAAATAGTTTAGATAAATTTATGGTTTATAGTAAACTGCTTGCAACGCAAGAATATCTAAAAACTCAAGCAGAAATAGAATTTAAATTTAAAACTGGTAGTGTAAGTAAGGAAGAACGTTTGTTGCTGCTTACTCAGGCACGTTTGCAGTTACAAGTTAATTTGAATAATACTGAGCGGCAACGTATAGAAGAAGAACGGCGCAGGCAAGAAGAAGGACAGCGCCTTGCACAAGAAGCAGCGCAAAAACAAGAAGCTGCGCTGAGGGCTCGCACTACTATTCAAAAAGAATTATTTGATATTGAACTGGCCGTAGCTAGTCAGTTAATTAAAAGAGAGACTTTTGTAAAAGGGGAAACCGCAGGGCTTGATTTACAAATAAAGCAATACGATACTATATTGCAATATAAATTTCTTTCCTTAGCTATGGAAAGAAGATTGGCTCTTGCAGAAGCAGCCAAAGTAGGTACAACAAAACAAACACTAGAACTTTTTGAGCGCCGTAAACAGTTGCTAGAAGATGAAGCTCTGTTAGAGCGTCAGCAAGCGGCAGCCCGCAAATTAACTATGCAAATTGAAAAAAATATGCAAGTACGTTCTGCAGCACAGCCTATAAATGATTTTGTACAACAGCAAAATATGCAAAAAAACATAGCAAAAGAGTACAGTCGTTTAATTATGGAAGGTGTTCTTCCTGCAGAAGCTCAACGTCTAACTAATTTTAGTAAATTAGTGCAACAGCAGTTGCTTGAAAACGAAACACAGACAAAAAATATAGAACTTCAAATCACACTTGCTGAGGCTTCAACTATTGAAGCTCAAGCTAAAGGTGCCGTTGTAACTAAGTTAAAAGAAGAATTAGATTTACTCAAAAAGAAAGCGCAAGCTATAAAAGATGCAGCCGCTCAAGGTCCCGGCCCTGGAAAAACTGATAAAGAACGTCTCCAAGAAGAGCGCGATAGAGTTAAAGAACAATTAAATGAACTAATTGATCCTATAAATCAAATAAAAAATGCAGCCGAAGGCATAGGTACTGCATTTGCTAATTCGTTTAAAGGTATTATTTCCGGCACTATGACTGCCCAAGAAGCTCTCGCCAGCTTTTTCCAAAGTGTGGCCGACCGCTTCCTAGATATGGCAGCTCAAATCATCGCCAAGATGATTGAAATACAGATACTTAATGCTGCGCTAAGTATTTTCCCTGGTTTCGGTGGTGGTTTATCCAAAGGTGCAGATATAGGAGTAAAGGGCTTTTTCCTTCCTTCTCTGCTGCCGGGCAAAGCCGCGGGCGGTTCCGTAATGGCCGGATCGCCTTACATAGTCGGTGAAAAAGGCCCAGAGCTTTTTGTGCCGGGCAAGTCGGGCACCATTGTTCCGAACAATGCCCTCGGCGGCGGCGGCGGTGGATCCACCAGCGTGGTGGTCAATGTTGATGCTTCCGGGTCTAATGTGCAAGGTGATGGCGCTCAAGCCGGTCAGCTAGGCAAAGCCATCGGCATTGCCGTCCAGCAAGAACTGATCAAACAAAAACGCCCCGGCGGCCTACTGGCTTAAACAATGGCTACTTTTCCCAGCTACAAACCCGTCTACTCAGCGAGTAAAAGCAGCCAGCCGGCTGTACGCACAGTCCAGTTCGGAGATGGTTTTTCCCAAAGATTGAGTTATGGCCTCAACCAAAACCCCAAGGAATGGTCCCTGACCTTTGACGTTACCGACACCGACGCCGATGTGATTGAAGCCTTCCTTAACGCTCGGGCCGCCGACGTCGCCAGCTTTGATTGGATGCCACCTGATGACAACGTGACTTACAAGTGGATCTGCCCTAGCTGGAATCGGGAGATGTACGACAACAAACGCAGCAAGATCTCTGTAACCTTCCGTCAGGTCTTTGAACCGTAATGGCATACGCAGCCTGGACCGCTAGTACTGCCTTTGCCGTTGGCAATATTCGGCGTTCTACAACGCTACAAGCATCAGGTCTGGTTTTTCAATGCACGGTAGCTGGCACCAGTGGCGCCACAGAACCGTCCTGGGCAACAGACATTGGCAGTTACGTCATCGATAACACGGTCACTTGGGTTGCCATAAGTGGGGTCTACGAAGATTTAGCAGGCTTTGCACCAAGCGCAATCATTGAATTGTTTGAAGTAACACTTGATGCAACACTGCATGGCAGTACAGATGTCTATAGATTTCATGCAGGTTGCAACGCAAATGTTACCGGAAATATTGTATGGAATGGCAATCCATATATTAGAATACCAGTAATGGCAGAGGGCTTTGACTACACATCTACAGGATCACTGCCGCGTCCAACTTTAACTGTAGCCAATCTTGACAGCAGTATTAGTGCTTTACTTTTGTTAGTTAATGCTACAACACCCGGCAATGATTTGATTGGCGCTCAAGTCAAACGTATTCGCACCCTAAAAAAATATATTGATGGCGAAACAGCTGCTGATCCACATGCAAAGTTTCCAGATGAAATCTGGTTTATTGATAGAAAAGCTGCTGAAAATCGTGACACGGTGCAATTTGAATTAGCTAGTAAACTGGACATGGCTGGAGTAATGTTGCCTCGCCGGCAACTTGTAGCCAATATCTGTCAGTGGCAATATAAATCAACAGAATGTAGTTATACGCCAGTTGCAAGTTTTACGGGGACATACAATCTCCGCGCTTTGACTGCCACCTATTCACAAACGACAACAACTATTACGGTGACATCTACCGCCCATGGCTATGTTGTTGGCGATAAAGCGTGGTTTGATTTTACAAGCGGCACTGCCGTAGATAACTTTTTTTCAGTTGTCACTGCTTCTGCAAATACATTTACAATCACATCTGGGAAAAGTGCTACAACAAGTGGAAATGTCAAAGTTTATTTATTGAAAGTCACGGCGACCGCCCATGGTCTATCTCTAAATGATTGCGTAAATCTAGATTTCACCAGCGGAACGGCAGTAGACGGTCAATACAAAGTGAATGTAGCCAATGCAAATAACTTTTGTTTGTCTATCAAGAGTGGCACAACAACAAGTGGTAATGTCACAGCAACACAGTGGTATACACAAAACAATTCAGCTACTACGACATTGGCAAATGATTTTTGTAAAAAAACTTTGACAGCCTGCAAACTGCGTTTTGGCAACAATTCTACGTTGCCTTTTGGTTCTTTCCCCGGAGTTGGGCTAACACAATGACACTTACACCTGCATTGCAAAAGCAAATCTTGGAGCACGCTCAAGCTGAAGATCCACGCGAGGTTTGCGGTTTGATTGCTGTTGTCAAAGGTCGCCGTCGCTATTTTCAGTGCAAAAACCTAGCTGATACACCTGATGAGCATTTTGTGCTTGATCCCACAGACTACGCACGAGTGGAAGACCAAGGTGAGATTTCTGCTGTAGTACACAGCCATCCAATTAGCGCACCAATCCCTTCACAAGCAGATCGTGTAGCCTGCGAACGTAGCGGTTTGCCTTGGTACATCGTCAATCCAAAAGCTGAGACATTTGGATACTGCGAGCCTGTAGGTTATGAAGCGCCTTTGATTGGACGCGAGTTTGTGTTTGGAATTTTGGATTGTTACAGCTTTTGTCAAGATTGGTATGCAACAAACATGGGCTTGAAACTTGGTAATTATGATCGGCGCGATAAATTTTGGGAACGAAACGAAAATCTTTATCTTGACAATTTTGCCAATGAGGGCTTCCGAGTTGTGCCCTTCGACAGCCTGCAGTATGGGGATGCCATTTTGATGCACATTGATTCACCGTTGCCAAACCACGCTGCCGTGTACATCGGTGATCAGCAAATCGCGCATCACGTACAAGGTCGCCTCAGTAGCCGTGACGTGTACGGCGGCTACTATGTGAAGAACACAGCAAAGGTCTTGCGGCATGAAAGTCGTTAAGGTCTACGGCGCACTCCGCGAGAAGCTGGGTCAGTGCCGCTTTCAATTTGAGGCTGACACACCCGCTCAGGCACTGAAAGCCCTTTGCGTCAATTTCCCCGGCCTTGAAAAATGGTTGATTGACAGCGAACAAGATGGCGTAAGTTATCGCGTGACCATTGGCAAAGAGAAAGTGACTACCGATAATCCATCTCTATTTGTACTGCCCTGGAGCGAAAGAGAAGTCTTGAGTTTTACGCCAATTATTTCAGGTGCTGGTGGTAGCGCCGCACAGATTGGGATTGGCATTGGTCTAATCGCACTGTCATTTTTACTGCCTGGTGCTGGCGTATTTGGCACTACCAGCATATTTGGACAAGTTGCTGCCGGATCGCAACTTGCTGTGCCATTTGTTGGGGCGATTGGAACTGCAGGTGGTGCCTTTGCAACGGCGCTGGGTACTGCTTTCAGCTTGCTTGGCGCATCATTAGTGCTTGGCGGAGTAGCACAAATGATCTCACCGGCTCCACAAAATGCACCGGAACGCGGTAAAGAAGCTGCCAAGCTGGAGTCGTTTAGCTTTTCCGGCATAGTTAATACGGCAAAACAGGGTATGGCTTGCCCTGTTGCCTATGGGCGCGTCGTAGTTGGCAGCGCAGTTATTAGTGCTGGGCTGGATGTGGAGCAAGGCTAATGACAGCCATTCGTGGTGCTGGTGGCGGTGGTGGTGGCGGTTGCTTTTTAGGGCATACCCTGATCGCCACACCAACAGGCGAACGCCGTATTGATGAGCTACAGCCAGGTGATCTGGTTTGGAGCTTTGACCATAACGGCAAGATCCATGCAGCAGCAGTGCTTAAGGTCCATGAGCATCACAACGAACCTGTCACCAGCTACACGCTCTGGGGCGGTCAGATCCTTGACGCCACCCCAAACCATTGGGTTTTGAACCAGTTCAATGCCTTTGTTGAGATTGATACCCTTGGCACTGACGATTGCTTAATTGACCACAACGGGCATCTGCGTCCCATTATCAGCAAAACAGATGCAGGCACTGGCACTGTCTACAACCTGACTGTTGAGGGACACCACACCTTCATTGCTGCTGGCATCCGTGTTCATAATGCAGGTCTTGGTCTCGGCATTGCTGGTGCTGGCGGCGGTGGCGGTGGCGGCAAAGGTGGTGGTGGCGGACAGGCTTATGTGCCTATAGAAAAATCTGACAATATTAAATCAACGCAATTTGCTAGCGTCTTAGATTTATTGAGTGAAGGGGAAATACAGGGTTTAGATGATGGCGAAAAAAGCATCTTTCTTGATGACACACCTGTAAAAAGTGCTGCAGGCACAGCAAATTTTAGTGGTTATACAATAACAACTCGCACTGGCACCCAAAATCAATCATACATCACTAATCTAAACGGCACTGAATCAGAAGAGCCAGTCGGCGTAACAATTACAAAAGCAACACCTGTTATACGAACAATAACAGATGTTGATGTAGACAGAGTACGTGTGACATTGCAGCTGCCATCCCTTCAACGCTTTACTGATAAAGGCGATGTTCTTGGCAGTTCGGTACAGATAAAAATTTCCGTTCAGTACAACGGCGGCGGTTTCACAGTTGTTCGCGACGACACAATTAAAGGCAAAACATCAAATGCTTACCAGCGTGATTACATTGTCGCCTTGTCTGGCGCCTTTCCTGTCGACATAAAAGTTGAACGTGTAACAGACGATCCGACAACGACAAAAACTCAAAACATCATCAACTGGTCATCATACACAGAAATTATTGACGAAAAACTACGTTATCCCAATAGCGCACTTGCTTTTTTGCGGTTTGATGCAAAAAACTTCAATAGTATACCTACCCGTAAATATTTAATACGAGGCATCAAGGTTCGCTTACCATCTAATGCAACAGTTGACACTACAACGCATTTAGGTCGTGTCACCTATGCAGGTGTATGGGATGGCACATTTGGCGCAGCAACATGGTGCAATGATCCTGCTTGGTGTTTGTGGGATTTATTGACAAATACTCGTTACGGGGCTGCTATTCCAGAATCAAGCCTAGATCGTTATGACTTTTTTGCAATAAGTCAATACTGCAACGTTCTTGTAAGCAATGGTTTTGGGGGACAAGAACCACGTTTTTCTTGCAATTTGCTACTCAACAGTCGTGATGAGGTTTTTAATGTCATACAAGAATTTACAACTTTATTCCGGGGCATTGTCTATTACGGTGCAGGATCTATGGTCCTTCTCCAAGACAAGCCAAGCGATAGCCAATATATCTTGGGACCAGCAAACGTTGTAGGAGGCGTATTTACATACAGCGGGACATCGCAAAAGACACGACATACAACAGCAACCGTTGCTTATCAGACTTATGCAGGTCTTGGAGAAGTTGAATACGAATACGTTGAGGATGCAAACGCTGTAGCCAAATACGGAGTTATCAACAAAGATCTTAAAATGCTCGGTTGCTATAGTCGAGGTCAGGCGCATCGAGCTGGTAAATGGGCGCTGCTTAGTGAACAAAATTTGACGGAAACAGTGACATTTGCTGTGTCTATTGATAGCGGAATTGTCCTACGACCCGGCACCGTTTTTGATGTTGCCGATCCTACGCGAGCCGGTACAAGGCGTATGGGACGTATCTCTGCCGCCACGAGTACCACCGTCACAGTTGATGACGCTTCTGTTTCTATAAATCTAAGCAATGCGCCAACTATCTCAGTAATTATGCCAACGGGTCTCGTAGAAACACGCACAATTACTGCACGCAGTGGTGCTTTGATAACTGTAGGAACCGCTTTCAGCGAGGCGCCAAACGCACAGTCGTCTTGGTTAATTCAAACAAATGATATTCAAAGTCAAAAATATCGAACAATCAGCGTCACAGAAGGTGAAGATGGCACATTTGGAGTCTCAGCACTAGCGTACAATGAAAGTATCTATAACGCTATTGAGTCTGATATTGAATTAGTTTTTCGTGATATAACAAATTTATCAATAACGCCTGACCCACCAACAGCCGTAACTGGCAATGAATATTTATATGAAGATGGTCAAAATGTATTTACGGCATTTGAACTGAGTTGGAACCCGCCAACACAAGGCGTTAAACCACTGTTCTATAAGATTGAGTATCGCTTAGGTGACGACAACTGGCTTACTGTTCAACCTTCAACTCCTAGTGTTACGCTTAGAAACCTCTCAGCCGGCAAGTTAGATGTAAACTTACAATCAGTAACTAGCGTCGATAAATCAAGCACAGTTACTAATGCATCGTTTACGTTAATTGGAAAAACTGCAATACCCGGGAACGTAGAAAATCTTACTTTTGAGGTTATTAATGCAAATTCAGGTCGATTGAAGTGGACACAAACCGTTGACCTTGATGTAAAGGTTGGCGGCAAGGTTCACGTTCGCCATAGCAGCTTGACCGATGGCAGTGCTACGTGGAGCAATTCTGTTGATTTAATTGCTGCGGTAGCAGGTAGTGCTACACAAGCAACTATTCCGTTGGTTGAAGGTGAAGTCTTAGTAAAATTTGCCGACGACCTAGGCAATCAAAGCGCATCGGAAACCAGTGTGATCATTGATTTGCCTGATACCTTGGGTCCATTAATAGTATTGCAACAAAGAGAAGATCAGGAAACGCCACCATTTCAAGGCACAAAAACAAATTGTTTTTACAGTGATGAATTTGATGCATTAGTTATTGATGGCTCAACAAGTTTTGATAGTGTCACCGATGTTGACGCAATGGTTACATTTGACGTGATCGGAGATGTTTTGTCATCTG